AGGATTATTCAGAAACTAAAACGGCTCTGGTCGCGGCAGCTTCTATAGCTATTGATATGACTTCTGGGAATGTATTTACTATAACTCCAGACCAAAATACTACTTTCACATTTACTAATCCATCTCCAACTGGTAAGTCCTGCGCGTTCACTTTAATATGGACGCAGGACGCATCTGATAGAACTATTACATGGCCAGCAACTGTAGACTGGGCAGGCGGTTCTGCTCCTTCCGTAACAAGCGGTTCAGCTAAAATTGATATTTACACGTTCTTTACTTTGGATGCTGGGACAATTTGGTACGGCTTCCAAGCCGGCGCAGACATGGGGTAATATTATGCCATTAGGAACAGAAAAAACATCCCTATTAGGGGCCGCAGGTGGCGGCGATGTAGTAGCTGAAATTCTAGTCGTTGCCGGAGGTGGCGGAGGAGGTTCTCCGTATGCTGGAGTGACTGGCGGTGGAGGCGGTGGCATTGTTCATGCTTCTGAATATCCTCTTGCATCTGGATCAAGTTATGGTGTAACGGTTGGAGCAGGTGGCCCCGGAGGAGTTCCTCAAGGTAATGGTGCAGACTCTGTATTTGATTCAGGTGGTATATCATCTACCATGACGGCTGTCGGAGGAGGCTCTGGAAAAAACTACGGAGAGACCGGAGGATATCCGGGTGGTTCAGGTGGTGGTGGAAATGGAGGTGGAGCAGGTGTCGGAGATGGTACTCAAGGAAATTCTGGTCTAGGGACTGGATATGGTAATGATGGAGGCAATTACTACGGTTCTGGTGGCGGAGGAGCCGGTGGTGTAGGTGCGAATGGAGCCTCTGGAGGAGGGGGTGTAGGCGCTGGAGGCGCTGGAAGACTTTTCCCTAACTTTACTTCTTTTGGTGTTTCTGGTTATTTTGGTGGTGGTGGTGCTGGTGGATATGGAAATGATGGAGATTCCCCAAGCGCCGCCGGAGGTTCTGGGGGTGGTGGTTCACAGGATGGTGGTGATGATGGCGGAAATCCCGGAACTATTTACACAGGCGGTGGTGGTGGAGCGACTGGAGCATGGTGGCCCGGAGGTCACGATGGTGGCGCTGGAGGAAAAGGAGTTGTAATAATTCGTTATGCGGGCGGTACTATCGCAACCGGAGGAACTATAACTGCTTCTGGCGGTTTTACTTACCATAAATTTGAAAGTACTGGAACATTTGGAACATAGGATAAAATTATGTATGCACAAATAAAAGGTGAGGAAGTTGTAAAATATCCTTATAGAGAAAGAAACCTAAGAGAAGATAATCCTTTGGTATCGTTTCCTAAAAATTCTTTGGCGAATAACTCTATTCGTGATGAATACTCTATTGTAGAGATTGCTTTAGTAGAGGCTCCTTTAAAGAAAGGGTATAATCCAATAGAGGAAACTCCTTCTTTTGATGGGGCATCTTGGACACAGAATTGGAAGCATGAATTAAAGGCTCCTAATGAGGTTTTGAATAGTGACATGGACCCGGAGGCTCAACCCCCTATAACAAATGGAGAAATAGCCGTTGAGTCAACGCCAGAGTTTGTTAATGGAAAATGGAAGCGTACTTGGCTTTGGGAGGAAGCTGGTTATTCACTACTGCGTGAGCAGGAATATGGCGAAACTAGAGATCAAATTGAGTTTATTACTGAGAATGGTCTTGAGGCATGGCAGACTAAAGTGGCGGAGATCAAGGCTAAATACCCTAAATCATAGGATTTGAGTTGCTAACTAAGTATAATTATTGGTTGTTTAAGAATGTCATATCCAGTAAGGATAGGGCTAAAATAAAAAAATTTGCGAAAGAGGGAGGTTATTCCAGTTCTTTAATTCAAAGAGGTGAAGAGCAGAATATTGTTCCTGATAAGAGTCACAGAGATTCCAAAGTATTTTTTTCTAATGATGATTATTATTACCAGTTATTTGTCCCTTTTGTTGCGTTCGCAAATGAAAGCGCTGGTTGGAAGTTTAATATAGACTGGTATGAAACCGTTCAAGTATCTAAGTATACAAAGAATGAACACTATGATTGGCATCAAGATGGCCCATCGGACCATGCAGGTATTTACGACAGTGGGCGTGAGAATTACGAAGGTAAGGTAAGAAAATTATCTTTGATTACAATTCTTTCAAACGGATGTGATGGGGGTAAATTTCAGATGGCTAACGATGATCCTACAGCGGATAACAGGGTTGAGCCTGATATGGACATTGGTGATGTGATTGTTTTCCCATCCTATCTTTGGCATAGAATTTCACCAGTAACCAAGGGGACTAAACATTCATTGGCTATGTGGTGTTTAGGGCCACCGTTTGTATAAATTATTTTCAAAAGGGGATGCTTTCTGGAAGTAACATCAGAGCAGGGATCATTTAAAGAAAATAAATTTTTGGCGTACAATAATTTTATTTCTTCAGAAATGGCTAATTGTATTTATATGTACTCTCTAACGGTTTCTAATAAGGCCAAATTTTTATTAGAAAATAAAAGAGATTATTATAGTGCATCTGAACATGGTTTTTTTGATGACCCTCAAGCTATAGGGTCTTGGTCAAAATACGGGGATACTTTTTTTGATACTATATTAGAATTTTATAGACCTAAAATAGAGAGTCTTGTTAATTTGGAACTCATGCCTACTAATTCTTATGCTAGGGTGTATGAGCACGGTGCTAGATTAGAGCCACATACAGATGGCCCGTGGACTGAAATTTCCGGTACTTTGTGTTTAGGATACAATGCAGAAGCTCCTTGGCCTTTTTGTCTTGAACCAGATTTGTCTTTTCCCTTAAAGCCGGGAGATATCGTATTATACAGAGGGCCAGAGGTGAGGCATTGGAGAGATACTTTTACCGGAGTAAATCATGCTCAATTATTTTTACATTACAATGATAAAAACAGCACGTTAGACCCGAATAATTTAAATGATTTTCGACCATTATTGGGATTAGGAATAAACGAAAGGCAAAAAAATGACGGAAAAAGTAACTTGTATAAAGGATAATAGTGCAAATGAATGGTATCTTGCAAAATATACTTAATAGGTTTTTATAATGGCTATAAGTTCATGGACAGCTACTGGAGGAGGATGGGATGATCCTGCATTTGAACGGGCTTGGGATGGCCCAGCGTTATCTCCAGCTAAAGTAGATTTAACTCTTAGTGCTTCTGCCCCCGTTGGTAAACTTGAGTTTTTTGCTTCACCCGATACTGCTAATCTTGAACTATTACAATCTTATGAATGGGATCAATTAACCACTTCATGGATTACTACCCCCGGCACTTGGACAACAGGGCCGGTTCCTGAAGTTGCTGTTGGGACAAACGCATCTGTTGATAAAGCAGACCTTACATTTACTGCTTATGCTCCAGAGACAGGTATATTTTATAAATTTGTAATAACTGCTCCCACGCTTACTTTAACAGGGAAGTTACCTATTGCTGGAGATGGTTTTGTAATTACTCCAGACAATGCCACGCTTACTGTTCTACAAACATTCGCGTGGAATACTTATGGCGGGACTTGGGCTAATGCTTCAACCGCGTGGGATGATGTAGCGTTTGCTCCTAGTGCTGTAGAAACTGGACAGAATCAACCAGATGCTGGCTCTTTAACCCTTACAGGTTCAGCGCCTACCTTTAATTTAGCACAACTATGGTATATACCATCTGGCAGTCTTGCGTTAACTGGGTTCCTGCCCTTGTCAACTACTGGGCATATATTTACCCCAGATTCTGCTGATTTGACTGGGTTAGGAACAACATCATGGGCCGACACTACTGGAGATTGGTCCAGCAGTTCAGATACTTGGGGCGAAGGAACACTTGTTCCAAGTGCGGGAGTTACTTATACATTTACTATAGATTCATCCGGTAATCTTGTATTTACTCCATATGATCCGGCATGGCCTTTGGTTGGTGATCCCACTTATATTTCAGAAGTGATAATATCATGACAAAAAAGAAGGATGGAACAACTGAATGGCAGTGGTCTGAATTAGCCTATAGGATAGACCCAGCATTAAGCGCTCCTGAAAGAGTGTATGAGTTTGATAAAGGAAATAGAGTTTTTTACAAATCTAGAAAGGGAATTAATACTGATCATGCAAGACATCGAAAAAAATCTTAAGTTCGTAGCACAAGAGCATACTACAGCTAAGAATGTTGCAGAGCATCTTGAGAAAAAATATCCCGGATGGGCATGGGCTGTCCATGTTATGGATGGAGTTGTTGTAGTGAAATCTATGCGATTGTCTGGTAATTGGGGTTTTGTTCTTCATGAAGATAAAATTGATAATGATTATAAAGCGGTTACTAGGGCTGGTGGAGAAATATTGGAAAGGTATAGACAAAAAACAAATGGATTTAATCAGGACAGGTATATGGACCTAACTATGGACCATAAAAATCAACTGGATGGCGATTTTAGTCCGGGTACTTCTTAATGTCTTTAACTAATCCACAACCGCCTCTAAATGTAGGAACAGATTCAGTTCCTTTAGATCAGGAGGAAACACCTCTTGAGAATAAATGGATTAGAATAGCGCGGCAGATTTTTGAAGACTCTACTGAATATTTGGATGCCAATATTAGATATCAGTGGGAGAAGAATCTTTCACTTTTTAATAGCGATCATCCTCCGGGTTCTAAATATAATAGTGCAGCGTATGAAAAAAGGTCTTCATTTTTTAGGCCAAAAACCAGAACAGCTGTAAGAAATCTTCAAGCTGCTATGACGGTAGCCTTCTTTACTAATGAAGATGTAATCAGTATAGATGCGACTAATCCAAATGATCCTATGAATTCTGCTGCAGCTATTGCCACGCAAGCTGTTATGCAGTATCGACTAACTAATACTATTCCTTGGTTTCAAACTATGGTTGCTGCATTGCAAGATGCCGCTGTTCAAGGAGTTTGTATATCCCATCAATATTGGGATTTTAAGGAAAATAAAGAATCTTACATTGAGGTTGACAGCACGAATAATCCTATAATGGATGATGCGGGTGATCCTCAAGTTCATGAACAAATTACTGCCGTTAAAGACACTCCCATAATTGAGCTTATTTCTCCAGAGAATATTAGAATAGACCCGGCATCAGATTGGGCTGACCCAATAAAGTCTACTCCTTATATTGTTCATATGATACCTATGTATTTGCAGGATATCAGGGAGAAAGTAGATTCTGGAGAATGGTTAGATGTTACAGATGAAGAATTGATTTCAACAGGGCAACAAAACGAAACTGATAATGCTACTAGATTGGTTCGTGATGAGCCTAGAATGGACCCAAAAGATAATGCGAGTGCTTCTAGCGATCTTCAAGACTTTTGGATTATTTGGGTACACAAAAATATAGTAAAAATTGAAGGTATAGATTATTGTTATTACACAGCAGGTTCTGAATTCTTATTAACAGAACCCCAGCCTCTGAAGGAAATGTATCCTTGGCTTAGGCATGGTGAAAGACCTTATGTAATGGGTTGCGTAAATCTAGAGGCCCATAAAATTTATCCTTCTGGCACTGTTGAGCTTACCGAAGAACTTCAAGCTGCAGCTAATGACATATGGAATCAGAGATTCGATAATGTTAAGTTAGCGATGAATAAACGATACCACATCAGGAGAGATAGAAATATTGATCTTGATGCTTTGTTTAGGTCTGTTCCCGGCGGCGCTGTTGAGATGGATGACCCCGATCAAGATGTTAGGATTGTTGAGACAAGAGATGTTACTGGGTCAGCTTACGCAGAGCAAGATAGAATCAATATGGACTTTGATGAGTTGCAAGGAAACTTCTCAACATCGACTGTACAAGGGGCTAGGAATCTTAATGAGACAGTAGGTGGGATGCAATTATTAGCAGGAAGTAGTAGTTCTGTTGCAGAGTATGTTTTGAGAACATTCTCAGAAACTTGGGTAGAAAAAACTTTAAAGCAACTATTGCGCCTTGAGCAGTATTACGAAACTGATCCGATCATCCTAGCCGTGGCTGGCGAAGCTGCAGAGCAAGCTTTTTTGAAATTTGATACTGATGAAATGATGGATGAATTATTAAAGCAGGATGTTTTGTTAAAAGTTAATGTCGGAATGAACGCGACTGATCCATTAAGAAAGGTTCAGAATCTATTGAATGGAGTTAATGCATTAGCACAGTTTCCCGGTGTTGCTGAAAAACTAAATTTGCCAGAAATAACTAAAGAAGTATTTGGTCAATTGGGATACAAAGACGGATCAAGGTTCATTCTTCTGGAAGAATCCAGTCCGGAGATGGAGGCGCTTCAGGCTCAGTTAGAAGAACTTCAGATGCAGATACAGACCGATCAAGCTAGGATTCAAGGAAAAATGCAGGTTGAGCAACTTAAGTCAGTAGGAAATAAAGAAGTTGCCCAGATTAAGGCGCAATCTGATATTCAAAAAGAATTGATAGGGCAACAAACAGATATCCGAGAAGCAGAAATTAAACAGCAGGACTCTGTAACGAAACGAGGAGAGTTGCTACTACAAAGAGAGGCGCTTTTGAGCGAGATGGATGATAAAGAAATTGAAAGAGAATTAGAGCTAAGGGCTTCAGGAAGAGCCGGAACAATTTCGAGGGGAAGATTTAACAAGATTCCGTTTGCTACAGGATGAATATGAATTTTTATGATCCATCAGATATCAACGTAGACGAACTCTTAACTCGTGTCCGTGTTGGAAAGAGTACAGAAGAGTTAATAAGAACTCCTACTGGATCGGCACTTATAAGCAGGGCTACCCAAGATTACCGTGAGGGTCTTGTTGCGCTGCATAAAATGGCGATGCAGGAGTGGGTAGGTTCTTCAGAAGAGGAACTTCAACAATACCGTAAAATCTCTAACAATCTTGCTACTCCGCTTAAGTTGCTCCATTGGTTGGATGCGATTCTAACCGACGGGGAGAATGCGGAATCAATTGCGAGACATAAGGATACGGGAGAAATATAAAGGAAAATAAAATGGCCGAAAATGATGCTACCCAACCGGATGCAGCAGAAAAAGAAATGGGGCAGGGATTTAAAGATGAGTCTCAGGAAGATCAAGAAGAATTTCAAGATGACCCTTCTGAAGAAGAACTTTCCCCCAGAGAACAGGCAATTGAAGAACTCGTTGTTAAGCGTAATGAGGAGTATGATAGCGAGATAAATGAAACCCTCTCTTCTGAAGAAGTTGAAGCAGTTGAAGAAGTTGAAGAAGTTGTAGAAAAGAAACCGTCTCCCATAGATGTGTGGGAAGAAGATGGAACTTGGTATACAGCTGTAAAAGTAGATGGGCAGGATATTATAGTACCTTTTAATGATCTTAAATCCTCTCATCAGAAAGATAGAGCGTCTCAAAAACGCTTTGAAGAAGCAGCAGAATATGGACGAAGAGTTCAAGAGCGCGAGGCTCAACTCAATGCTTATGTTAAAAAAATGCAACAAAGCCAACAGGCTGTCCCGCCATCGCA